AAGTTGGTTGTCCTAGTAGTATCTGCGCTTCCATTCCAGTACCTAATAGTTCCGGACGCTCCCGACACGCCGTCATAAACAGTCATTGTTGGGCTTGCCCTCATGCACACCCCAAATCTTTGCACTATGTTTCCGAAGTTTCCGAGGTTTAGGAAGTTGTGGTTAAGCTGTCCGTCAGTAGTAGCAGTGCCCACGGAAGTCCCAATATTGTAAGACTTCTGGAAATACCGCTGACACAACGCCAACTCCGTACCATACGGCCTGTAGTCAAAGCTGGTGGCTGTGCTGCCTTTTTCGAGTTGTACGCCGGTGATGTAGAAGGTGGCTCCGTTGGTTCCGACTACGCTAGTTGCGCCTGTGGCTGACCACAATTGACTTCCTGCCCATGCGCCAGCAGTTCCACTGTATGTTGATCCAACACCAAGACCAAACGTAATATAAGCACCAGCGGTATTATCAGTTGCCCAAGTACCTGTTGTATCACCAGCAATTGTTATTGTCTTTTGTTCAAAAGTATTGGCAGCAGAAATCGTATATGAAAATGGATAACTGCGCGTATTCCCACCATTTCTTATTGATCCACCAAATGTCCCAGTTAAGCTTGAACGCACCCAAAATGATAAAGTAACGGTAGCAGCAGATGCGGTTCCCCATGCTAAATCAGCCATGTTCAAACCTTCAATAGGTTGAACAAAACCAAAAACATCGCCAGTTAATACAGAATATGCTGAAGATGACGTAATTAAAGCGGAATTGATAAAACCTGTTGTTGATGTTGTTGAACGCTGTACAGTAAATTTACTTGCTTGTGTTCCATATCCGTACCAACGATCAACTGTGTAAGTTACCGAAGCAGGAATAGTCACACTCGCCCCAGCATTGCGCTGGTCGATCACCATCCCGCCGTTAATAATCCGGTTCTTGAAGCCAAAGCCAGACGCGGCAGTCTCTTGCGTGGTGCCATCGTTGAACGTAAGGCCGTTCGTGCCGTTAAGGGTGACTGCCATTATTTAGCCTCCAGTGCTGCTACTTTAGCTTTTAGTTCTTCGATCATGGCTTGTTGTTCTTGGATAGCAGCGGTCAACGTAGCGACCAAGAATGATGTGTCTATGCCTTGCGGGTTGATTGAGCCGTCTTCATTGACCGCATCCTTCTCGCCAGACACAGCGGCAGGACAGACTACTTGCAATTCATGAGCAATGAAGCCCTCGCCATCGGAGCCGTCTGCTTTCCACTTGTATGTGACTGGTTTGAGTGCAGCGACTTTTTCTAATGCGCCGGTCATCGGCTGCACGTCTTCTTTTAAACGGTAATCAGAAGATGTGACGTAAGCGGTAGCAGACAGCGTAGTTGTGATCGTCCCAACCGTATTCCCAGAAGTTCTTCTGAATCCAATAGACGTATGAGTACCAGCAGAACCATTTGTATTTACAAGAATAATTCCTTCTTGGCTTGCCCCGTCATGACTAATATGTACCCGTTCTACGCTTGCTCGAGACGTTGAATTAATAAGCAGATTACCGCTGGCGTCGAAACGGGCGCGTTCGGTGTTGTTGGTTACAAACGTATAGGCGTGGTTTGTGTATGTGCCGCTAATACCAACAGAAGATGTCGTGTTCCACTGGTTGTACATCGATCCCGTAGTCAAAGCAGAATCAACGCTGATCCACGCAGTCGGGTTTGTGGCGTTTACAAGGAATGTGGACGAACCACGAACATCCAGCCTTGCCCCCGGCGAACTCGTACCAATCCCCACATTCTGCGACGTATCCACTGTGACCGCAGTCGTAGCACTAGCACCTGTCTTCAGAACAAGCGCACCCGTCGTATCAGCCGTACTGACTAACGCCGTGGTGGATGTTGTTCCTGCTGAAATTGAACTCATTTACCCGCTCCTTAAATCACAACGTGGCGCTGACCACTCGATACGGTGAAAGCAATACCGGATGACAAAGCAAAAGGCCCAACAGTCAACGCATTATTCCCGGTAGCTAAAGTATAGTTTGCACTCATCGTCGTACCCATTACCGTCAAACCGTTTGTAGATACAATCTCAGAAGCCTGCAACTCTCCGGTGCTTGGTTTATACAGCAGCTTGGCATTTGATGTATATAGGTTTTCAGCAGTACCCGTAGTTGCGCTGGCAAATACAGGATACAGATTACTTGTCGTACTCGTATCGTTAGAGACTGTCGATCCACCAATTGATCTCCACGCAGGAGAAGAACCGCTATAACCCTCAAACTGATTCGTTGTGGTGTTGTAACGCACCATCCCCGTTGCAGGACTTCCCGGCTGTTCGCCTGTCGTACCTTTGCTGATCAGCAAAGCACCCGTCGAAGTGAACGACGAATCTGCTGAAGCTGTTACTGTAGTAAAGGCACCGGTCGTTGGCGTACCAGCGCCTACCGTGCCGTTGATGTTGATCGAGGCCGTGCCGGTCAGGTTGGTAACCGTACCAGAGGATGGCGTACCCAACGCGCCACCATTAACGACAAACGCGCCAGCGGTCCCTACGTTGACAGCCAGAGCGGTTGCCACACCTGTACCAAAACCTGAAATGCCGGTACCAACAGGAAGCCCGGTAGCGTTTGTCAGCGTGCCAGAGGACGGCGTACCCAAAGCACCACCGTTAACGACAAAAGCGCCAGCGGTCCCTACGTTGACGGCAAGAGCGGTTGCAACACCTGTACCAAAACCTGAGATGCCGGTACCGACAGGAAGCCCTGTAGCGTTTGTCAGCGTGCCAGAGGACGGCGTACCCAAAGCACCGCCATTAACGACGAACGCGCCAGCGGACCCGACGTTGATGCCCAAAGCGGTTGCAACGCCCGTGCCGAAACTTGTAATGCCGGTACCGCCATTGGCTACAGGCAACGTGCCTGATACGTGCGTCGTCAGGCCGATCTTGCCGTAGGTTGGGGCCACACCCACGCCGCCTGAAATCAGCGCGTTGCCAGTGGCCACGTCGGCCAGCTTGGACAAAGCCGTTGTCGTGCTGGCGAAAAGCAAATCACCTACAGCATAAGACGCAAAGCCGGTGCCGCCTGATGTTGAAGGCAAAGTAGCGATTTGCGTAAGTGCTGTGCCGGTACCATCAACAACGACAATTTTATTGGCGTTACCCGTTAGGGTCGGCATCTTGTCAAAACCAGCCGCAATCGAGTCAAGCTCAGACCGCATACTAGCCGACGTAGCGGCAGAACCCGTTGTTGGAAAACTTCCGTGGTTATAAAAATTGTTTGACATTATCGCAATCCTCTACGGGTGGTGTAGTGCAGTATCACGCTGTTTATAGTGAATGGCTGGTAATAGGGAGAGTTAGACGAAAGGCGAAGCAATATGTTTTGCCCGGTCCCTTTGATCTCTACGTCGGTTGGCGATAAAGTCCGCCCATCCCAAATAAACAAATCCCAATAAACGGAGTCCCAGTAACTAGCGGCAAAACTGTTTTCATAAGGTGTGTTTGCTTCTTGACCAATGTAAACACTGGAGTATCCAAGATCATAAGCAAACTGGAATTCGCAATAGCCGTTACCTGTAACTTCAAAAGAACCGCGACGATACCGCTTTAGCAAACGCGGCGAATTTTCAGAATTGTAGTTAAGTTCTATAGCTGCATTGATATCTTCGCCGTCAAAAGATGTGCCAGCGTCTAATGCATAAACAAAACCGTCGGTTGAACCAAAAAACATGGTTTCAGTAGTAAACGAATCCGTTGCTTCGCAAGCGCACGTCACCGCATCTGGAAAACGAACCGGCATTGCGCCAAGCATTTGTCCGTTAGCAATCGTTATGTAAAGTCCGTAACCATCTGAGAAAAACAACCTGTACTGAGATTTTTCTCTGTTTATACCGCTGGCAGATACAAGGTTGCGGCGAATTTGAGTAAACGGGCGAATGTTCAAAGTCACGGCAGCGGTGTCAAAATTACCGTAGCTAAGAGTGGCTTGCAAGGTAATAACGCCGCGATTATCGAACGTGTATGTTTGACCGAGATTCTGTCCGCTGTAAGCTTTAGCGCCTGCACCGGTGTTATACGGGACCAGATTCCAATTAGACGAATCGGTGCCGTACAAAATGTAAGTGTAGTTGTCCGAATAAATTGCCATTGCTCCGGTTGACTGATCACCGGGCTGGATAACAAAAGCCGTTACAGGTTCTGGCTGAACAATCTCGCCTGCGCCAAGCAAGGGTGCCCACTGATAAGGATCGCCAAGACTTGAAAACTGCACAGACGTGCCGAAAGAAAAAAACAAATGCTGTTTATGAACGGCAACATGAGTCGGTATATCTGTTGCCATACCAGTGTTGATCGGCACATAAACAGTACCGTCAAACTCAAAACCGCGATTAACTGTGTCGCAACCGTAGGCTAAAAGTTGAGAATTAACGCCGCCAAAATTACCGAGTACGGTTTCGACTCGGCCATTAGGCGCAAGAGTGATTGCAGTCTGAGCTGCTACTACTCTTGCGTGGTTAACTGCGGAAACTCTAAAAAATTCAGCGGCGGTAAAAGTTCCCGTTACAGTAGCGAATATAAGTCGGCCTGCCGCTGTTCCTGCTCCCCAACTACCGCTCTCAAGCACAACTCGGGTAACCGTGGCAGTTGCACCACTAGACGACCCAACAACTACGTCGCCTTCAAATATTTCACTGGTACCTGTGCTAAAACCTATTTCAAATCCAAGGGGCACATTAACCCAGCCGGCGGCACTAGCTTTGTAAATAGCCATTGCAGTACCGCCAACGTTATTTCGCCAAGCGTAGACTTCGCCGCCCAGCTCAAGCACGCCCCGTATCGAGCCACTGCCGGGAACCGCGCCAATATGTGCCCGGTAAACGTTTGCAGCAAGGCCAAGGTATTGAGCTTCTTGGTTTGCGGTCAAGATGCCAGTTGCAGTTATCGACGTAACTGTTCCTTGCGGAACGCCTGATACGTTAAGAGTTTCACCAACAAGAAATGCGCCTGTTGCTTCAGTGTAATAAATGTCTGAACCGTTAACCGCAATCACCGTGCCTGATTGGCCGGAAGTAACGCCGACAATGGAATCGCCAACAGAAATTACGCCGGTTACCGTAACAGTTAAACCGGCGTAAGTTGCTGAAGAAGGGGCGGTTTTTCCGTCGTATCTTTCGTATCCGGCAATGCGGGTATAGCCGCCAGTGATTGACGCTTCAAAATTATAGGAGTCCCGAGCAATACCAGCAGGCAATGCCAGTGTTGGGGTGATAAGGTCTAGTCCACCTTTCAGGTAGACCAGATCATAATTTACTTGCGGCGCAGGCATTGGCATGGCTGCGTCTCCTTACGCCAAAGGCGGTCCGCTAACGGTTGTCGGAAGCTGGTCAATGTCTAAGCGTGAGTACAAACGTTTGTACTCAAACTCACCGCGAGACATGACTTCAGGGGCAGCCTCATAGCCTGCGTAATACATCATCGCCCGATAAACAATGATCATGTGAAAGCGGCTTGGTATAGCTGGCACATCAGCGTCTAATGTCAGCTCGACAGGCTGAGTGTAATACTCACCAACGATGACATAGGGGATGTCGGGGATTGCGCCAAAGCCAAGGTTCTTGTGCGGATCAATCGTGACGACGACAGGACGCGCATAAGTGTTGCGCATGTTGGCATAGATGTACAGGTTGCGGAACGTGGTCCACTCCATGTAATTCATCAACTGCTCGTCGGTAAAGTTTGACCCCACACTGGAACACCGGAAGCTGTCACGCTTCCAGTTTCCGAATGTGGCTGTGGTCAAACCGGCTTGCACCGGTGTGTAGATTTGCTGCTGCGAAACGGTATTAAACTGAAAAGGTTCCCGCAAAAACAGCCAGTCTTCCTTGCTTGTTTGAATGTCATTCCAAGCTTGCTGAATCCACGCAACCATGCGTGCGTTTTCGCTGCCGGCAAGTTGCCCGGCAACGGTCGTCAGCGGTGGTCCAGAGACGCCACATTCATAGCGTAACTGGTTGACTAGCTGTAGGAAATTCATGCGGGTTCAGCCAATATGTGATTGAGCCATGCGCGGCCACGGGGGTTCTTGTCCTCCACCAAATCGAATGGGTATGACAAACCATGACGGGCACGCATCTCGATTTGATCAGGTGCTGCTGGGTTGTGTACGTGTTGGCTATAACGCGTCTCTTTCATGCGTGCCAGAATCTCCACGTACTTTCTTTTTACGTCAGTCGGTACGCCACGGATGATCGGTTGATTCATGCCGTTGCAGTTAACGATAACGTGGGGCGATTGGTTTTCGTCAGTCGTCGCGTGAACAAGAACGGTGACGATCTCGTTCATGAAAGATTCTTCTGCTGCCAACTCACGAAAATCTTTAACTGCCGCCACAGGTTCAATTGTCGGGGTATCGTCGCTAATCTCGATCCCTGTCATTTTATTTTTACTCATTTGCCATTCTCCTTACGTTGAAAAAACAAGCCGTCAAAAAAAGGAAGGCCACCGGAGTGGCCTTCCAAAGGGTCCCTCGGAGGAGGAGACGGCAATCTTACAGAGCCGAACCGGGCATGACTGAGCAGTCGTAGTAGGTGTCAGTAACACCTGCTGCGCCCAGATCAGTGCTGCCGGGAGTGAAAGTGGTCGATGCATCGGTGACCACTTTGATCAGGCCAACCAAAGCTACGTTGTTGGTGGTCTGCGTAGGCACTGGGCAAGGATCAGCAGCGGCAACAACAGGGCCACGGGTGTTGCTGAGATTGCCGCTGGTGTCGATCCAGACAGCGTATAGAGCTGCGCTGGAAGGAGGAACGGTGCCAGCGGTCGAAGTCATGGCGATGTTGTCGGTAGCAGCCTTGGACTTGAACACACCGTTGATGGTGAAAGCCAAAGTAGCCGTGGTTTTGTAGGTGTTGGCGTTGGTGCCTTCTGCAAGACCCGCTGCTGTCAGTGACTGAAAGCCACTGTTAATTTGCTCGATATTGTAAGACATGGTGTTTCTCCTTAATCTACGATGTAAGTTGCAAACGTCGAAGCATAATCGGTATCGCCGACACCGCTATCTGCATCGAGTTTTGCCATGATGACTTGAAGACCGTCTACCAATGCTACGACCAAAAGTTGCAATTCTTTTTTAGTCAAACCATCGGTAACGCCGATCATCCGCTGTTTTACTGACTCTGCTGGCATGATGTTTTCCTTTTCAGTAGACGCCGGGGCCGAAACCCCGGCTAATCATTAGAGAGCGGTCACACCGGCTTCGATACGTGCCATCCATGCGTCGTTCAGACGGACGGTAGCAAACCATGTCGAAGCACCAACGTAGCCGAACTGGCCCAGTGGGTTGGCGTGGTTAGTCTGCGATGCCTTCAGGACGACAGGCTTGATGGCCTGCATGCCCTTCAGTGCAACCTGACCCCAAGCATCTTCACCGATGACGATAAACGGATATACGTCAACGGCAGAAGCGCCGACCGACAGCATGCCGTTCAAAGTGGCAGAACCAGAACCAGCAAAGCTGGTCAGCAGAGGCGAAGAGATGAAACGGAAGTCTTCGCAAGCACCGATCTCGCGATCATGGATTGGCTTGAACGAACCATAGTCTTCAACACGGGTGAAGCCGGGCAGGTTACGGATGTCAGCAACAGCATCAGTGTGGCAGAACACGATGTACGCAGGCTGCACAGCACGGGTTGCGAAGTTGACGCCGGGAGCCAGACGCGAAGTCACACGACGGCAACGGTTCGATTCCAGAGTACGTGCGGCTTTACGAATAGCGTTCAGGCTGATCGCGGTGTTGACAGCAGAGCGGCTGGTGCCGTTTGCGTAGACAACAGTCGAGCCAGCTTTCAGAACACCGTAACGGACCAGTTCCATCACCTCGGCCAGAGTCTCGCCAGTCAGCTTGACCATTTCGCCGGGGATGTCGTCTTCGTACAGTTGCTCAACCTTTGAGCTGTACTTGAACAGAACGCCGTACTGTTGCAGGGTGACAGACACGTCTTGGAAAGAGATCGTGTTGCTGTTAGGCGTAACGCCTTCAGCCAGCACGAAGTTCGAAGCCGTGATGTTCGGGGTGCCCTGATAACGTGCCGAGCCTTCAATCGTAGTACCAACAGTCGATGCGCCGAAAGGCAGTGTACGACGGAAGACCAGAGTGTCGGTCGAGTTCATTGGCATCTCACGCTGGGTACCGAAGTCGCCCAAAACGGTGATGGGTTGTGCATGCTCAAGCATGCCCTGTGCTGCACGGATTAGGTTACGCGAGGCAACTGTGCCGTAATTTTGAATAGACATTGCTATTTCCTTTACATGAGTAGATTAAAACCCGCGCTGCGCTCTAGTCTTTTCGCGCTTTGCGGCTTCATAGTTCCAAAGCTCTTCTGGCGACATGTCGTCCAATGACTTGGGCGGCGGTGTCTGGCCGGGTCGAGTTGTCGCGGCAGCAGCAAGTCGCTGCCCACGCTCTTGCTTGATATCCGACGCTGAACGTTTCTTCGTTTCGTGGAACATGTCCAGCATACGAATTGCGTCTCGCGCTGAGTCGCTGTTTGCCAAAGCCCGAACTTCTGGCGACTGTACGGTGAACCATTGCGTGAACTCCAAAGTGTTCACGGTGTCCTTCCAGTTTTCGTACTTACCATCCACCCGTGCTTCTTCGATGGCTTGCTTCATCTCCGCTTTGGTCAACTCAACCTGCTGCTGCACGAATGCAGCAACCTGCTGGGGATCAAGCCCCTGTTGCGGTTGAACGGACCCAAGCTTAGACGCGACATACTCCTCCATCGCTCCAGCCCACTCGGGGAAATCTTCTTTGAGCTGCTCCCACTTCTCTGGGTTTTTGGCTGCATTCGCGATTTGTCCCTGAGACGGGGCTTCTTGTGGGGCAACTTGCTGTTGCGCCATTCGAGCCTGCTGGAACTCACGCTGCATCGCGGCCACACGACCCTCGGCAGTTTTTACATGGTGCAGCAGTTGAGCATTGGCCGTTGCCAGTTCGTCGATCTGAGCAAGCTTCGCTCTTACGGCTTCTGGTAGGCTGGCCAGTGGGTCTTCCGGCTCTTCACTCGGTGCGGCTTCTTCAGCTACGGGTTCATCTTCCAGCGGCGGCTCTTCCGGCGCTGTGGCCATTTGCTGGTTTGCGGACTGATCGTCAGCATCCAGTTTTGCGGCCTCTTCATCCCAAAGCTGTTGTGCTTCCTCCGGTGATAGTTGGTTTTCTTCCACTTTGCTCTCCAATAAAAAAGCCACCTTTCGATGACTTTGAACAACGGTTAAGCGGGATTATTCGTCCGGCTCAACCACCACACCCCGAGTTGCCTCATTCGGCAAGTCGAGAAATCTTTTGATGAATCGAATCTCACCTCGCAGCAACGCCGTCTCGATGTCGGAGAGATTGACGGCGTCGTTTTTGTCGCGGCATTTGCGAAGTTGCTCTTCAGCCCACTTGCGCATCACATGCCACTCTGGCGAACTAAAATTGATCATAGTAAAAAAGCCAGCTCAAGGCTGGCTTTATAAAAATTTTGGGCACAGGGTCCCTGCAAAAATTCTACCTTTTATCATAGGATTTGTGCAACATTTTTATTTGCATAGCCCTGCACTGTTTTGCAGCGGTTTGCCGTATCAAAGCGGCGATTTTGCGTACCGATAGAAGATGGCTGCGGTAACTTTAAAAGCCGAACCTGTACCACCAGTGATCGTTGGGCGGATAAACGCAGGCATCTCTTGGCAAATATGATTTGCCGCAGCGGTATAGGCCATATTGGTTGTGCTGCCACGTTGCGTCAGCGGATGCCAGTTCGTACCGTCGTTCGACCCTTGGAACGTAACTGTCGATCCGCCGAACGTGCCTGTGACTTGAATGGTGATATCGGCTGCCGCGTTCAAACCAAAAGCTGCACCGGAGTCACCGGTTGCCATGGCGTCCCAAGTTACAAGGGTAGCGCCTGCTGCGGTGTTGCGATCGGTTGTAGGTGTAATAGTTGCCATGTTTGTTTCCTTTAATAGTTGAATGCGCTACTGATCAAACCCGAACCGCCGGTTCGCTCCACATCTATCAGCGAAGGCTGATCAAGTTTTTTCATTTGTGCTGTTGTCGCTGAAGGCGCTGGCCCCGGTGAAACAGGTTGTTCTTTGGTGAATTCGCCGGGTGCAGGCATATCACCTTCTTGTTTTTGAATTAAAACGTACTTGCCATAGCTATTACCTTTTGGCAATTCGCGTGCATAGTAATTCCCAAGTTGAGATGGTTGTATGACTTTGGTTCCAGCCGCATTAATATACTCTCCAGTTCCCTTGTTGAAAAAGAAAACATTAGGGTTGTAATCGTTAAAATCGCCGGCTGTTTTTTTATCTACATAAGCTTTGTAAGCATCAACACTTGCATTATGTTTAGCAGCAGCCGTTTTATAGCTGCGTGCTTGCTGGTTGTATTTGTCTATTGCATCACTGTATGCATCAAGTTCACGTTGAAGAGCTACGGCGGCCATAATTAAATCCCCGATCCCATACGTATCTTCAAATCCTGTTCGGCTGCGAACAGTTCTTTGCGGCCACGCTCTTTGATCGCCGTGTCAGCCAGTTGCGCTTTGATCTTCTCAAGCGACAGGTTCTGTGCATTCGACATCTTCAGCATCTCAACCTCGCGCTGAATCTCCAACTCGGCCATCTTGAGTTGAGCCTCCTGCTGCATCTTCTGCATGCGTGCTTCAATCTCAGCCATGTCGCCTTGGTTCTGCATCTGCGCACGCTGGAGGTCAGTCTGCGCACGGAGGTTTGCAGCCTCAATGCGTGGGTCAGGTGGCGGCGGCTGGTTGGCCATGGCTTTCTGCTGTTCTTTGATCTGCTCGATCTCCTCTTCGGATTTGAATACATCGGTCGGATCGACGTGCTGCGCTTGCAGTGCTTTGCGGAACAGCTTCTCGGTGTCAAGGTACATGCCGTAGATCGGATTCGCGCCAGCGGCAAGCAGGTTCAGGAATGCTTGATTCTGGATGTCACGTATCAGCAAAGCCGATGAGCCGCGTGCGTTGATGCTGAAGTCGCCCTTGATCTCTTCGTCCTCGTTGTACAGCATGTTGTAGTCGTAGTAACGGCGGATATGCGGACGCGTGACCATGTCGTCGAATTGCTTGACCAGTCTGCGCAGTACCACGTTGGCAGAATTCATCAGCATCTGCATGCCGCCAACGGTGTCAGGTGCTGCGCCCTTCTCGCCTTGCAAAATGGTCGGCACGCCTGTCTCCTGATCGACCAGCTCGGTCGCCATCTTGATGATGCCGGCCAGCTCCGCCTGATGGCTGCTGAACTCGAACGTGGCAAAAGCTTTGCTCACGTCGTCCACGTCGTCGGTTGCGTACCAAACCTTGCGGCTGGTGATCTGCCATTGCTTGTCGGCAGGCTGGATGACGCTTGGCTTCATGACGATCTGCGGACCGCTGGACACGCCTGCGTTGTCCATCATCTGACGCCATGCAGCGTTCAGGACCTTCTGCTGTGAACGCATCAGGTAGGGTATGCCATAGCCCCAGCAGCTACTGGAAACCTTCTCCCAGACGTAGAAGTCATACGGCAAATCGCCGCCCTCCAGTGGGTTCAGGAACGCCTTGACGACGGTGCTGTTGATCATGATCACGCATGCGCTGATTGACTTCAGCTCGTCCTTCTCGCCAGCGTCAACGCCTGCGGCGTCGAGGTCATCATGCTCGACCTCACCCCAGTAGGTCCACATCTCGTACAAGTCACGCGCGACATCGCGCTGGTCTTCGTCCTTTAACTCCTGCATGGTGGCTGACCGTTTCGGGCCTTCCTCCAAAACCTTGCGCAGTTGCGCCTTCATGAAACCCGGCTGCTTGGCCAGTTCACGAATCTGCTTTGCGGTGACCTGCTCACGTTCGTAGATGCCTTTGCCGCGATGGACGTTCTCGCCGCAGGCTGGATCGGGCCACACGTTACGCGGATCGACACGGAACGAAGCAGGGGCCAGCTCCTCGACGATCTCGATCTGGTGAACCTGCTGCCCTTGCGCGTCGGTGTAGGGCTGCCATGCCTTGCGTGTGCGGTTGGTGACGATCGGCCCACGGATGACGCCTGTGCCCAGCACAGCCGCGTCGTGGATCATTTTGCGCAGTTCGCTGTTGTAGTCGCACTCGGTCAACTGATCTTCGATCTCGCGCTCCATCGCTTCGGCTTTTTTGTTGGCCATGTCCATGACGGCACGGGCAACATCCTTCATGCGCAACTGCTGGCCAGCCTGATCGGTAACAGGCTGCGGTCCTGCCGGTGGCATGGCCATGGCTGCCAGACCGCCCTGTGGCGGCATAGGCATTCCGGCCATAGGGCCGGGCTGGGGCGGCGCAGGGATGCCTGCTGGCGCTGCGGCTGGTTGAGGCATGCCGGGTGCCTGTGGCGGCGGCATGGCAGGCATGTTTGCCTGCTGGCCCATCTCCATGCCGGGTTGCTGACCCATCTGCTGACCTACGGGACCTTGATCGGTCGCTGCCCGGTCATCCTTCAGCATGTTCATCAGGTACGGATTCGGCGTCGGCGTGATGCCCCAGTTCCTGTCGTCAGTCGGCAGCAGGATGTCGGCGACACGCGCCTCTGCTGCGTTGGTCTTCTGACGTGTCATGCCGATGAAGACGGTCGAGCGATGCGGCTTTGCGCCCTGCGTCGTGACAGGGTAGCCCTGCTCGACTGAGGTCATCATCTGGCTGGCCGCCTTGTTGATGTTGTCCTTGCCGTTGTACTGATCTTCGTCCTCGATCCAGCGTTTGTCTACGCCGTAGCTGTATCGATCACGAATCCACTCGTCGCGCTGCTTGGCAAGTGAATGACCAAACGTCTGGAGACGCTCTTCCATGCGCTCCTGTTCGCGCTCTGGGTCTTCGGTTTCGATTTCTACGTCGATTTGCTGGGGCTGTAATTCCATCATAAGTCCTTAATAAACCGTCATCTTGGGCGCAGCGTTGGCTGACGCTTGACCGGGTTGAAGTCCTTTTTGCGGTTGCAGTTGCATAGCTGATTTTTGTTGAGCGGCTGGCGTAATAGGGGCCGCACGCGATCGCATTTGATTGGCGATGATGCCGGTCGTACCGTTGTCGTTTGCCGGCGTCATTGGCTGCCCTACTACACTATTGGTAGGCTGCTGATTCTGTATCGCTTGCTGGTTTTGCAGAGTCGAATAGGACGAAGTGAGCTGCGCAATTTGAGGGTTACTGCTGACCGGCATGACGTTCTGTGGTGATGTCATGCCGTTCACCATTTGGTTCGACATTTGGTTCGGGTTCAAGCTGTAGGGATTGATGCCGGCCATTACTTTTTCTCCTTGCGTTTAGCAGCTTCTTCGTCCCACATACGTTTGTCGTCGGCCCATTTTTGGGGAACGGAGAAGTAGCGGTCGCCCATCTTGACGATGGCAGCACCGCGTGCCCTCTCCGCCTCTTCGGCTTTGTCCCACGTTTCGTGGCCTCTGCCCTTCAAAACGATGTAGCTATCGGCAGGCAGCTTGTACCGCTGCCGGTCCTGTTTGCTGGCACGGGTGACTGAACCCCAGTGACCTTTGTTTTCGCCTGTGCCGGTCGGGCCGAGGCCACCGGCTTTGGCGGTGTCGTAGTCGTAATCGGAACCTTCGGGATCGAACTTCGGCATCAATCATTCTCCTCGCGCTTGGCGGCTTCCTCATCCCACATACGTTTTTCTGCGTCAGGTGCCGCTCGATTCTTTAACGCTTCCAAATGGTCGCTGCCTACTACGTAAACACCGCCCGGTTGGGACAGCAAAAAATCCTGTCGCATCTCATTGGCACGTTGCGCCATCTTTCCGGCAGCAGAAGTGTACTGCTCACCTTCCTCTGGCCACATCAACTGCTCACCGGTACGCAGAAATTTTTCCACGTTCTCCGGCGTTGCCGGCGCTTTTGCCATGTCGACGAAATTTATACCGTCTTGACTGGACTTTGACAAAAACTCACGAAGCGTTTTCTCATCAAAGTTGCGCCCTTTAAGCGGACTAATCGCGTCTTGAGCTGCCATGACCGATTCAAAAATCGTCTTGTCTGGATTCGTTAATATCTTATCCTGCTGATTAGCATCAACGTTGGTGAACAACGTATACAAAAATTCAGGCGGATGGCCCTTTATCGTTTGGGCAAACTTATCGTCCCACGATCCGGCGTAAGCGTCCTTCGACCCAAACAAACCGCTGCTTTCCACAT